GGCGTCAAGATAAGTTATCTGAGATGTATCAGTATAATCCCGACTTAGATTTTATGCTGATACCCGATAGATCCCTCTTTATACTACAGAAGTTCGGTATTCCTATGAGTCAAAAAGAATTTTTAGGTATAAGACTGCATGATGGCGTGTTTGATAAAGCTAATGAGGCGTATTTCTTCAGTAACGTTGAATCTTCTCGACAAAAAACATCTATTATATCGGTTTTACATACTGCTGACTTCTTAGCTTCGAAGGTAGAGTACGATATTTGGAAAAGAAACGGAGGAAATACAATACCTAAAGTAAAAAAAACTAAATCTACTAGCGGAAAACGAGTAAACTCCTCTAATGGATTAAATAATCTACTTAAAAATTTATAATATGGACTTAAATCCTACAACTTTATACATAATTTCCGGAATTTTAGTTGGAATTACAATTATTTTATCTTATATTATTATAAACCTACTTAGAAAAGTAGAAAAATATGAAGATATTACAGTGGAACAAGCAAACTACATGAATAATATTTCGAATCTAATTAAAGATTCACAAAAGCACCTAAAAAATCTAGACGAAAAAGGGGTATTTCAATCAGATGATGAGGTCGGTTATTTTTTTGATAATTTAAAAAAGGTACAGGAGAATTTTGACCAGTACCAACTATCCGACAACTATGCCCAGAAAGAGATCCAAAGCTAACTACTTTACTTCCGAGACCGAAGACTATATAAACAAATACAACGAATCTACAGACAACGAATACCGTAATAAAATCTTTACGGAACACATCTACCTCCCTTTTTATAAACTTGCTGAAAATATAATTCATACTTTTAAGTTCTACTATACTGATGTAGACAAGATAGAGGACTTAAAACATGAAATAGTGTCTATGCTTTTAGAAGAAAAGATTATGAAGTTTGATAAAAATAACGGAGCTAAAGCTTATTCATACTTCGGTACTATAGTAAAAAGATGGTTAATTAACTACAACAATAAAAATTATAAAAAACTAAAAAAAATAGGAAGCTTTACAGAAGCTGAAGATGATTCATATAACGACCCTTCTAATTTCGATAGTGAAAACACAATTACTTTAAGTTATTTTTTAGATCTATACGTTCAAGAAATGTACGATAAGTTAGATACGGTTTTTACTAAAGAGAGTGAAATGAAAATAGCTGATGCTATTCTTACCATATTTCAAAAGAGAAGAGATCTAGATATTTTTAAGAAAAAGGCGTTATATATCTATATTAGAGAGATGACCGATTGTGAAACTCCACACCTAACTAAAGTAGTAAATAAGTTAAAAGATGAGTTTTACGTTATGTACGATAAATACATATCATTAGATTTAATTAGAACAAAAGTACTTTAAATCTATTTATAAATAAAACTTATGAGTACTGACAAAGAAATCTTTAAAGGTAAATCTCTTTCTGACCTGTTTAACGAAATATATGACAACTCTAAAGAAACTAGAGGTCAAATAAAAGGTTTAATAGGAGAACTCAAACCTCTTATAGAAAACATAGGAGATGCTACACTACTAGTTCCAATGATTAAAGAGTATATGGAAATAGGTGTAAAAAACGATGAAGCTCTTATTAAACTTGCTACTATAGTACAAAGACTAGAAGTAGCAAAAGAAAAAGGAGGTGACGGTGAGTTGTTTGATTTTTCCGAATTACAAGAGCTATTAGAAGAATCAGAAGAGACTAAACAAGAATTAGACGTTAAAAAAGAAGATTTAGAAGATAAAGATGGTATTTAATCCACAAAGCGAAACTGTAAGCTTAGATACCCCAGGAGGTTCGGGAGTAATAATAGGAAGAGTAATTGATATTATAATGGACGATACTCATCCCGATTATGATCGATTCAACGGCCCTGATAGTATTGGAATGATACTATATAGACCGGTTGATGAATCTATAGATACTTCAGAATCAGGGGAAGAAGTATATTCAGGAGAAGCTTTTCCTTTTAACCCTAACCTGAATACTTATCCTTTAAAAAATGAAATAGTTTATATTGTAAAAGGTCCTGATAAAGACTTGGCTGATGGTGGTAAATTTGATAGAGATTATTATTTAACTGTAGTCTCTTTATGGAATCATCCTCATATAAACCTTTACCCTGTATACGACGATACTGAACCTGACGCGGTAAATGTAGGCAACGGAATGGACTTTTTACCTAATATAGCTCCTATACAGCCTTACCCAGGGGATACTATAATGCAAGGTAAGCTAGGAACCAGTATCAGACTCTCAGGAGGTCATTCAGCTAAAAATCCTTTTGCCACAGACGATAATAAAAATACCCCTTTTATTTTTTTAAGTAACGGGATTACTAATAACAATCAAGGTGAAAACGGATTCGAATTTATTAACGAGGATGTAGATAATGACCCTTCGTCTTTCTATTTAACTTCTAATCAAATTATACCTATTACATTATCGAATACTAAAAGGGATTCGTACGATGAAGCTCCTGAAGAAACCAATAGTTTTAAAGACTCTCAACTTATAGGTAATGCCGATAGGGTAATTTTAAATGCTAAAAAAGACGACATTCTTTTATCAAGTATTCGTTCGATTGGATTAAACTCTACTACTCTTAATTTAGACGGTCAAGAGTATATGTGCTTAGACGCTGATAAAATATACTTAGGTAAGGTAGCTAGAGAAAGAGATGGAGCTGCTAAACAACCTGTTATGCTTGGACATCAAGTAGAATCATTTTTAGAAGACCTGATAGAAATCGTAAGCGGTATGGCAGGAGCTATGTCAAAAGTAGTTGGTGACAGAGGAGGACCTCTAGGAGTTCTTATAAAAGAAGGTATAAAAGCTAAAGCATCTCTCAGTATTCAAAAAAACGTACTTAATCCAAAAGGTTCTTCAACCTTAAAATCTAAAAAAACTTTTGTTGAATAATGCCTTGTTCTATACCCCCATCTCAATTAACTGCATTTGTAGCTGCCATGCTAGGAAAACTAGAAGGCAAAATAATGGCCAGAGTTCAAATAGAAGTTAATAAAATACAGCAAGCACTATTAGGTAGTGTTTGTCCACCTGTAGAAGAATTGAAAAAATTTCTTAAAGTTAGAGATAATTTATTGAATGCAATAAATAAAGTAGAACAAAAAGTTGAACCTATAAAAAAGTTTGCTGAAATTTTAGATCCACCAATTAAAGCAGCTAAAGCTACAGTGATTGTATTAGAGCAAATTCCTATAGAAACTACTATTGGTACACCACCTACAGGAGGTCCTTCGGATATAGGTGGTAAGCTATTCTCTATTTCTATAGGTGCTCAAAATAGATTTGCTCAACTACTTAGATTAGCTTGTGAATTAGTAGAACTGTTGGATAGAGATCAAAAAGGTATTTTAGACTTAACAACACTATCAGTAACAGGTACTTTACAACCTATTAGAGAAAAACTTAATAGCGTAGACGTTAAATTATTTGAATGTGTTGATGAACTACCTGATGATATTAAAGATGAAATACTTGCTGAAATAAACAACTTACCGAGCAACGCTGGATTAACTGAAGAGGTAGCTCCTAATAAGTTTAGTTATTCTCAAAACGGTAACGAATATACTATAAGAATAATAGAAGAGACCGATTCTCCAAGTTATGCTAAAAAAAGATATGCTGTAGTAGAAAACATAGACGGAGTAGCAGTTTTAAAAGGACCTTCTTCGTTTAGCTCATCTACTAGAGTACTAATAGACGAAATAAAATTTAGAATTAATAATCAACTTCCATAACCTAACTATTTATATATATGAAACTAGATCAATTACGTAAAATAATACGAGAAGAAGTAAAAGCAGCAGTTAAGGAAGAGTTACAAGACGTTTTAACTGAAGCAGTTAAAGTAGCTAGTACTCCTTCTACTCCTGCTAAACCTGTGGTTAAAGTTAATAAACCAAAAACAGGTACGTTAGATGAAATGCTAAATATGACTAAAAGCTCTATGACATCGTCTGATTATAGAACTTTAGTTAATGCAAATTCATCTATGGTAACAGGTTTACCTAACACAGCAAGTACTATGGCTACTCAAATGAGTATGAACGCTGGCGGTAATCAACCTGGTATAGATATAAGCAACTTAGATTTTGTTAAAAAAGCTAAAGACGTATTAGTTGCTTCTGATAATATCGACAAAAGTAAAAAAGTATAATAAATGGCATTTGACGCTAAAAAGATAAACCCTATAGACCTAAAGCCTAGAGTAGCTGTAGGTGTAGATATACCTTTCTCCGGTAAAGCAGTTTTTAATCAAACCTTCCAAACAGTAGACGCGATAAAAGCTAACCTAATAAACTATTTATTAACAGGTAGAGGTGAAAGATATTTTAACCCTTCATTTGGTTCTGGTCTTAGGAAACTTCTTTTTAGTAATATAGGAAAAGAGACATTAGTAAATGTTGAAATATCTATTAAAGAAGCTTTAAAGAATTATTTTCCTCAACTTAATATAACTAACCTTCAGTTAGTAGACAAGACTGACGAAAATATGATACAGTTAAAATTAAATTTTTCTATAGCCGGCACTAAGATAAGTGATGAACTATTAATAAATTTTGAAGAATAATGGCTAAAGATATTTCAATTAAATACACAGATAAAAATTTTAATAGCTTAAGAAGTCAATTAGTTGATTTAAGTAAAAACTATTTTCCTGACTCTTATAACGACTTTTCTCCAACATCACCCGGTATGATGTTTATGGAAATGGCTGCATATGTTGGTGACATACTTTCTTTTTATCAAGACAGTCAAGTTCAAGAAACATACCTTCAATATGCTAAAGATCCATCAAACCTATATACATTAAGCTATATGATGGGATATAGACCTAAAGTAACTACTGGTGCAACCGTAGAACTTGAAGTAACTCATAATGTAGAAGCCGGAAGCGCTCCAGACTACGAACCTAGATTTGACCAAGCACTAAAAATAAGTGCTAATGCTCAAATTTCAAATGGTTCTCAAATATTTACTACTGACGACGCTGTAGATTTTTCATTTTCGAGCTCTCTCGATCCTACCGAAGTTAGTATATTTAGTGTATCAGGAGATAATCCTTCAGTTTATCAGCTTAAAAAGAAAGTTAAAGCAAGAGCAGGAGAGATAAAATCTATAAACCGTAACGTTGGAAGTACTCCAACTAAGTATACTACTATTACTATCGAAGATGACGATATTATAGGTATTGTAGACGTAAACGACGGCTCTAGCTCTTGGACTGAGGTTCCATTTTTAGGTCAAAGCACAGTCTTTACTACCGCTACTAATACTAACGCTTCTACTAAAGGAAAAGTTCCTAATTTTTTAAGCTCTACTGTAGTTAATAAAAGGTTTGTAACTAGATTTAATAGTGCAGGCCAACTGATACTACAATTCGGTCCAGGTACTTCTCAAAACGCTAACTCTAACTTTTTACCTGATGCAAGCTTAGTAGGATTTAACAACAATAATAGTAATAGAAGATTAGATTACGCTTATGATCCTTCAAACTTCTTATTTAGTGATAGCTACGGAGAAGCACCAACAGGTAATCTAACTATAAGGTATTTGAAAGGGGGAGGAATAAAATCTAATGTTGAAGCTAACACACTTACAAATAAATTTAATGTACCAATATCAAATGCTCCCACCTTTACAAATGGTAGTAACGTTTCCGATACCTTGGCTTTTAATAACCCTTTAGCTGCTACTGGCGGTAAAGATGGTGATACTATAGAAGAACTTAGACAAAATTCTTTAAAAGCTTTTGCTGAACAAGGAAGAGTAGTATCTAAACAAGACTTTGCTTTTAGAGCTTTAACTTTACCTCCTAATTTAGGCTCAGTATCAAAAGTATTCGTAACCGGTCAAGACGATCTTATTAACGCTGATAAATCAGAGAATAATCCTCTAGGTATCTGTATGTATGTACTCTCTTCTAATATTGACGGCACTTTATCTTTAGCTTCTAACGGACTTAAACAAAATATTAAAGAGTACCTTTCAGAATTTATGTTGATAACAGATTCATTGACGGTGAAAGATGCTTATATAGTAAATATAGGAGTAAAGTTTCAAATTGTAAGCCTACCTAATACAAACTCTAGAGATGTACTTTTAGACTGCACCACTGAACTCCAGACTTATTTTGATACAAGTAAAAGAGCTATAAATCAACCTATTAATTTATCAGCTATATATACTCTGTTAGATAGAGTTAAAGGAGTACAGACTGTACAATCAGTAGAAGTGTATAATAAAAACAGCACTGATTACGGAGCTGGATACAATAAGTACGGCTATGATATTAAAGGAGCAACAAAAGAGAATATAATTTATCCTTCATATGACCCTATGATATTTGAAGTAAAATATCCTAATGTAGATATAGAAGGAAGAATAACTAGATTTTAACTATGGCACTATATAGAATATTTCCATCAAAAGACTCATCGATATACTCAGAATTTGCTAACTCAAATACCGGTAGAGATGAATTATTAGAGATAGGTAGGTACTTATCCGACGGTAGTTATAGAACGGTAAGATCTTTGGTTGAATTCGATACAGCTGAAATACAAGATGTTATAAATAATAAATCTAATAAAACTTTATTAGGAGCTACATTAAATTTAAAACTTAATTTTGCTCAACAACTACCTGCCGGTTTTTCCATAGAAGCTAAAGCTTTAACTGAACCATGGGTAGAAGGAGTAGGAAAGTTTGGAGACTCTCCAATAAATACAACAGGGTGTGCTTGGAACAAAAGAGATGCTACCAATGATTGGTCAACTCCGGGTGGAGGAGTAGTTAAAATATTTAATGCTAATTCTGGATTAAATACTAACGTAACTGTAAGTGGTTCACAAGATTTTAATAAAAATAGTGATTACGATATCAGTATAGGAGTAGGCGGTGCTATGACTGAATGGTATAGTGGTAGTTTAGCTAATAATGGATTTTTACTCAAATTGGACGACACTTCTGAAGCTAGCACTGATACAAGTACTAGGCTAAAATACTATGGAAGCGATACTAATACTATTTATCCTCCATTTTTGGAAATAAGATGGAGAGATTTTGTACATTCGCCCGATAACCTACCTGCTTTAACTGATAGCGAAGCAGTAGTTACTATTAAAAATAATAAAGGAGAATATAAAGATGAAGGTAAAACTAGATTTAGATTACATGCTAGACCTAAATATCCCCCAAGAACTTTCACTACATCATCAGCATTTATAAAAAACCACTATCTACCAGTTACATCATATTGGGGACTTAAAGACGAAAATACTGAAGAGATGGTTGTAGATTTTGATACCAACTATACC